CTGCCGCCAGCGCAGAAAACGCCTGGATCACCAGCACATTGATCGAATCCACCAGCGATACTGCTGAAATCGCCGCAGATCCCACATTGCTTACCATCATTGTATATAAATTTGTTACTTAAAATGCATAGAATACCTGATTATACCGGTGTTTTGTTTTTAGTGGGTGTGTATCGTACACACTACTTACACACTTTATGATATTCTTTGCTTAAAATCAACAAGTTTGTTACCTACGCAGTCAACTATCTTCTCAATATCACTTGATGACTTCTCTTCGGTGACGTGCGTATATAAGTCGAGAGTCATACTCACACTAGAATGACCTAAATATGATTGAACTACTTTTGGATCAATGCCACTTTCAAAACACCTCGTAGCAAACGTGTGTCTAAATGTATGGCCGGAAAACGTTTCAAACAAGTTTCCTGGAGACCTCAACAGATTTATCGAATCAACAACTTTCTTTATGCTATCAGAGTACCTCGTGGTGTTAATTGGAGTATTGAATTTTGTAGTAAATAAAAAATTATTCTGTTCTCTTGGATTTTTTGTGGAAACAACAGCTTTTTGACGAATTTGCTTTTCCAGGTATGTCCGGCAAACGCTATTTATCGGCACCTTACGATTGCTATTTTTTGTTTTAGGTTCCTCAATGTGAAAAGTATTATTAGAATCTGTCAAATATTTTTGATACACTAAAGTTTTGTTGACATAAATAAAACCTTTTGCGAAATCTATATCACCTTCTGTTAACGCGAAAAGTTCACCCGGTCGCAATCCGGTATTGATAGCAACATTAAACAAATTATCATAGAATGTATTCTTGCAATATTTAAAGAAAATATTTTGTTCTTCAAGTGTAAGTGCTCTCGATTTGTTTTCTTTCTTTGCTATAACTTTGGTTCCTTTTGTCGGATTTCTCGATATAAGATTGTCTTCCAGTGCTCTTTCAAGCATATCTGCCATTACTGATTTTATTTTACATTGAACCTCATAACTGTACCCTTTATCATTCGCTAGATAAATTATTTTTTGAATATCTGACTTAACCAATGAATTTATGTTGCGGTTTCCGAGATATGGTGATATATTTATTTTATATGTACTGGTGTACGCCCTAAGCGTGTTTGGGGCGCACACTTTTTCTTTATACATTTTCATCCACCTATCAAACCAGTTATCCAATTTCACCTCATCTCTAATGCTTGTGTAGTTTTCATTTTCTGCAATTTTTACAGCGAGTTCCTTTCTTAATTCTGGTAATTTTTTCGAATAAATTGTTCTCTGCTTTCCAAAACAATCTTTATACCTTCCTTGATAAGTGCCATTTTTTCTTTGCGTAATTCCTGCTCCTAATTCTTTTCCTTTCAAATCCTTTCCCATTATTTTTGCCCCTTTCATTTTGAAAAAGAGCCACTATATATCTACATACTACTATATAGTGGCTCGTATTTCAATATTTACACTTCAAGCGTTTTTTCTATAAACTTTTCAAATTCCTTTCTTTTTACCAATCGTTTACCTTTACCAACGCAGAATAGGAATGAACATCCAGGTTCGTTAAGTAATGAACTTATCTTATTTACGCCAATATTGCTGTATTGTGACGCTTCTTCCACAGTAAGCATTACCTTTTCCCAAATAGGAACACTGTTCTCTTTCATCGTTATCACCTCATTTACTTTGGACATTATGTTTTTTATCATTCTGTTTACAGTTGATTCAGATAGGGATAATTTTTCGGAAATTTCCGTTGCGGTTTTCCCTTTTGATAACATCAAGAATATTTTTTCTTCTTCCTCTGTAAAGTTGCATTTAAGCATATAATACTCTATTTCGCTTGATACACAATTACATAACTTCATACACCATCCCCTCTTTCCATAACGGTTATTATCTACTATTATTCATTTGAAGTTTCATAAGGTATTCCAACACCGAACACCTCTTCACAATACTTTTTGTACTCTTTACACATTCTTGTTTCCATTGCCTCTTCAATTGTTGTACCGTATGTTCTTGAGAAAATTTTGACATATTGTTTATATTGTCTTTCTGCTTCATTCATAACCTTTCTCCTTTGTTCTCGCTTCAATTTCAATCGCATTTCCATTTCTACCGTCATTTATTATATTGATTTTTCCAGAATAATCAAATACCAATTCTCCATGATCGTACACTCTGATTCTGCCAGTATCGTTCTGCGCTGGAATCGTCACGACAAAATTTTCTTTCTCCGGTTCTGATTTTTCCTTGCTATTTCCGCAAGAAGTAGCCAATATTACGAATATAATCACAGCCACGGAGAGCAAAATCTTATGATTGTGCATACTTTTCCGACTCCTTTCTGTGCAGCTCCATCAGCAATTCAAGCTTTCTTTCATCCGACTTCGCCAGTTCACCATGCTTTTTCATATCGTTCAGTTGCATCAGATATGTACCGGCTTTATCAACATCTTCTTGCCCGTTCTTTGCTTTATGTCTCCAAAGGTACTTGCAAACATTTCCCATACAAAATGCAACAAAACCTCTTTTCCCTAAAAACAATTTCATCACAGAAAAACATTCAAGGCTTGTCTGCTTGTAGTGATCTGGTCTAATTTCTTTCATCTTTTCTCTTCTTCCTCTCTTTTAGTCTCTTATTCCATTCTGCCAGATACTTCTCCTGTTCTGTATCTTCCAATTCCTGTCTGGATCCGTATACCGGTCTGGAAAAGCTTTCTTTTGCCGTGTCGCTGTCGCAATGTGCGATCAGTCCACCGTAGTGCTGGTCCTGGTCATGCTTCATTTCTTTTCTGGTGCGTTTATTCATATCTCTTCTCCACAAGCTCTCCTAATTCGTGCCCGATTGGTTTCCACAGATGCAAGCAGTTTTCCGACAGATTCACATATTCGGACTTTTTTGGATGTATCTGGTATACCTCTTCTTCATCATCGAAGAATATATCTTTCAACACACACATATCATCCCATGTAGGTATCTTGTATTTGTGCTTCGGTGATACGCTCACGTGTTCCCATGCGACAGCCAGAAAATCATTGTCGTAGGCACACGAAGAAAAACCATCTTCAAATCCAATCTTGAACTGTATTCCCTTTTCTTCCAATGCAGATTTAATTTCTTCGTCCATTTCAAAATCATTTCCATCTTCATCTTCACGATCTCTTGAATAGTATTCACCGTCTTCCCGATAATACTTTTCAATAATTTCTTCTATTGATTTTCTAATCATCATTTCACCTCATTCGCTACCAGGAACCCCATTCTAGCAACATTCCTAAGATTCTCTCTAATCAGTGCCTTGTTCGGCTGTCTATGCCTTCTCAGATACGCCCACCATGATTCATACTCTTCCGGTCCATCCTGCTTATTCGCCAGATAGTCCACGGAATATTCATACTCAGCTTTTGCAGCTTTCAAGCACTGAATCATGTAATCTATCTTTTCTCCTGTGTTCATAGTTACTCCTTTACTACCTTAATCCCTGTACACTGTTTAAAAATTTCAGCATCAAAATTGGGAATTGACTTAATAATATTCTTTTTATCGTCTGTTAAGCTGTCCCACCATATCTGACCACATTCAGATTCATCAAGCACTTTGAGATAACCACCTGTTGTTTCATAGGTTGGATTTGCTGCCTTTTCTTCATCCGTCATATATTCTTCATATACCCATTCAACAACATCTTTTGGTATCTGATTCAGTAAACATCTTGCATCTGAATCTATCCATTCACGATAGGTCATATTTGACAGCTTATTGAACAGCATGATCTTCTGTTCTTCTGTATTAAAACAACCAGTATTGTAAGAAGCTGTGTTCCAGTCCCCGGTGTTCCTGTTCCCGGTGTTCCAGTTCCCGGTGTTCCAGTTCCCGGTGTTCCAGTCCCCGGTGTTCCTGTTCCCGGTGTTCCTGTTCCCGGTGTTCCAGTTCCCGGTGTTCCAGTTCCCGGTGTTCCAGTCCCCGGTGTTCCTGTTCCCGGTGTTCCAGTTCCCGGTGTTCCAGTTCCCGGTGTTCTCAAGTCCTGTGCAACCTTTTCCAGTGTTTACTATAGTCAAAAGCTCCTGCCACGGAATCTCTCTTACGATCTCTAACTTATTCGTGCAACACTTATCGCCCTCTTCTACAATATCTCCGTATGCTATAACTTCTGCTACTTTATTTTCCGGATCGAAATTATAGTAATTAAAACAGTCTGATGCTTTTCTACAAAAGTGCATCCCGTGTCCACATCTTACCGGTGTTATATCTTCCTCGAATTTTCCCGGACAAGTGTACTGCTTTGTATTTCCATTCGGACTACATGTCCAGTCAGGATTGAATACCTTATAGCCTTTTACTTTATCCATCTTTCTACTCCTTTACTCGGCAGATTTCTTCGTACACTGTAAAGAATTTTCCCTCATGCTCTTTGCAGTATTCTTTCAAAACCCTTTTCATTGCTTCAGCTTTTACTTCCGTGACATCTTCCTCGTACACGCATTTTTTCGTATAGCCTAAATCTTCAATCACTCGGACAATGTTAGCAAATTCTGTCTCAACCTCTTTCTTCTCGTGGTCTTTCTTCCACCGTTTTATGATTTCGACTACTTTGTCAGGATGTTCTCTTCTGTAATCTGAACAAAACAAATATCTAGATTCTTTGACGAGCTTTCCTAACTCGCAATCTTTGCAGCCTCTTGCGCACAAATCTCCAAATACCTTGATTGTCTCTTCTGCTGTCAGTTCTTCCTCAACTAATCCTTCAAACATTTCGTCTGTCCAATAGGCAACTTCCATTTCTTCTATTGTATAACTAGTAATTCCTACACCAGAAATTGTTACCGTCTTTCCTACAAACTTTTCCATGCTTTTTGTAAGTATATTACTTCCATATATTTCATACGCTTTCAAGTCGCTTCTGACTCTGACCTTATCTCCAACTTTATACTTCATTTTACACATCCACCTCAACAACCTTTGTTTGACATAGTTATTTATCCTCCTATTCAAATTCTTTCTGTAACCATTTTGGCAACCCAAGACTTTGTACGTCCCCGTTTTCTCCCATGTATCCATACCAGTTGTCAGTAACTTTGCAGTTGTGGTATATTTCCATCAAATCATGAAACAAGTTCTTTCCCTCAATCATCATGAATTCATCAGCTTGAAGAATATTAATCGCATACGGCGGTTTCTTTTCCTGTGCCACGAAAATAAATATCGCATCTTCCCCAGTGTTAGCTTTGTAACCCTCACAGTACATTCCGGCTTGCAGATCATATCCATATTTGATGGCTGACGCTCTGAAAGCTTCTGTCTCTGCGTTGTCCGTGGTCTTATAATCAACGAGGATGTGCTGATCTCCAATAATGGTAATGTCATCTGGTCTACACTTGCATTCTTCTTCCGTCTGTTCATCAGTCCAAAAGAATGACTTTTCATGTTCACCGGAAAAAAGTCTTTTTGCAAACTTGTTGGAATCAATCACTTCTGCCATGGCTTTGATTTTTTCCATGTCATCAGAAGAAACCACGTCTTTTCCCTCGTTTTCTTCTAGCCACTTAGCATATTCTTCTTTACCAGTTTTAGTTCTCCTGTCCACATTCAGAGCAACAGCAAATTCACTGTCAAAATCATCACGCTCAAGAATATACTTGTGACACGCACTTCCAAATATGAGTGCTGCTGTTTTGTCTTCCCTGTTCTCCATTGACCATTTAAAATGAAGTGGAGACTTTGTAATCTTGAACAAGTCTGATTTACTGATTGCCGGATGTGCTCTGTATTCGCTCTGTGGCATTACTATTCCTGTCTGCATTATTTCTTCTCCTCCACATCAACTCCACAGATCAGCGCAACTAATTCTCTATCTGGAAAACTTTCATTATCCAGATATGTTTTCATCTGCTTTCTTATAATATTTGTCTCATTTGCTTTCTCCATGATTTTGAAAAGCAATTGAATAGGAAGTGTTACGTTAATTCCTTCTAAATTCATAGCATTCTCCTTAACCTTTCATTCAGACATTCGTCGCACCATTTTTCGCCCAATATGTCTGTTATGTATTCTCCTTCATAAACAGGTTCTCCGCATATATCACAATAATCAGACGGTTCCTGTTCATCTGGTAATCTAGTTTTGTCTCTCTTTGACTTGCTTACTCCTTCGTCAGCCATCCTTCTTCTTTTGTTCGTCAATCGCTGTCCAAGGTTTACTCCGAATCGTTTCTGAAGTAATTCGTAGCTTTCGTTTCTTACCTGGCTGTAAGACTGACCACCTCCAAGCGATAATCCGATTTTCTTGAGAATCTTTCCTGTATCATCTCTCCACGAAGTTGTATTCAGAGAAACTACTTCTCTTATGGAATCTACTCTGTTCTCGACTTCCGCAATTTTCTCGGCTTGCCGTTTCTGTTCCAACTGCTGTTCCGCTACTGACTGGAAAATTTTATTAAACATTTGTAATTCCGGTGAAAGCTGTGTTAAGTCGATTGCTTTCTGCTTCACACGTTCTTCAACTGTCGCAAAATACTCCCTCGCCTGTTCCGCTTTCTCTCCGTTTCCTTTTACAGAAAGTTTCTTTGCGAAGTGAGCGGTCAACCGGTAATCTTTGACAACATTGCCCTCGACATCAATGTCGAACCCCCACCAATCCTCATTTTCTGTAGCAAATTCATTTTCTGTAATATTTGATTTCGCCCATCTTGAAAACTGACCTTGTGCCAGTTCTAAAAAACTATAAAGTTTTCTTGCCGTTGTCATTCCGTTTTCATCTACACCGAGTTCAACTTCTATTGGTGTGAGAAAACTTGTGGTTTGTTGTAATTCGTTCATCTTGTCTCCTTTCTGTTGTGATATAATTCATACATCTGGTAAATGAAGTTACAGAAATATTGGCATTTTTACTGCAAGAAAAGCGAAGACAAATCCCAACATAATATTCATTAGCAATCCTACAATCCCCCAGCCGTATTCACTTTTTCCATGCCAATATGACATAATGCAAAAAAGTGTATTTATAATCCACACCGGTATAATATTTAACGTGTTCACTTCGTGCGCTTTTTCTTTTATGATTTTATCTTCCTTCATGTCGTTTTCCTCTTACACCCGATTATCATTAAACAAAAACGAAAATGTTTGTGATTCAGGCACTTTCGCACCACCCATCGCACGTTCTCCTAAAGCGCATTCACGCTCTCAAAAGCTTTTATCATCTTCGGAAACTGAATGGCAAACCAATCAACAATCGTTTCTTCGTGCCCGAACTGTTTGTAATGTTCGTAGTTTGATTGAAGTCCGCTTTCAGCAAGGAAAGCATGTATAATTTCATGTCTTAACTGTTTTCGCATCAGTTCATCAAAATCACCAACTTCATTTACGTTGTCATCTCTGATTCTAATTTCTCTCGATGTGTAATCACAATAACCATCAATATCTTTATCTTTGAATGGTTCCCTAATCACTTTATATTCAGTTCCAAGAATATTTACTGTTGTCATTATGAAATCCTCCAAAAATTTTTCACATCTTCTACCCTGAACATAGCATTCAAAGAGTCTTTATTGTAAAAGCAAATGATTTTCAATTCCGTATCTATCGAACATCTGGTAGCTGGAACGTGGCAAATACTATTATCTGTTTCAACTACGTAAGTCGGTTCAATTGGTTTTATATCTCCGTAAATCATGCATCAATCTCCTACAAATATCTAATAATCAAACTGATAGCTGCTATAACCGCAATCACAAATGTTATCATGTAAGTGAATCCAGAAATCATAAATAATATCTTCTCACCTGTTTTGTAATTGGTTGTACAAGCAATCCTGAATTTATTACCGGCACTTAAAGTATTGAAATATACTATCGCAATGATATAAAGAGCTATGTCGATAACTAATAGTATTAAGGTGATTTTGATTAGCATATTGATTCTCCTTTAGTGTGGGGCTTTTTGTTTTTTTGGGAATTTGGAGGACTTAGTAGTGGCTTTTTCAAGTTCTCATTTAACCCCCTCCCCCTGTTTGGTCTGTATTTTTCAATCTATACGACAAACACCTATTTGTCACATACATTAGCGTCATTTTTCTACGGGTTCGCTTAATTTCGTAATGTGTTCAATGATTTATTTTATCATTTTGTTTTCTGCACATTGAAATATTAAAATATATCAATCTTTTTCCGTGATTTCTTCCGGTTCTACCGGTCCGAGCCTTGGCAACTGCTGAGCCGTAAGCATTGGCTCACGTTCTTTTTCTCTGCTGACTCCTGGTAGGTTCCAACTGTGCCAGTGATTAAGTGACGGTAGAACTTTCATCGGGTTCGTCTTGTGATCTTGTAACATAGCTTCTAAACTCTGTTCATTGTCAGACATTATCAGTTTAGCGATATCTAATCTCTGACTATTTAATATTTTACTATCATTTGTCCCAGCAAGATATTGACTATCACTATTCCAGTTATATAAAGTCTGTCTATTTATCCCCGTAAAATCTAAGAATCCCTTAATATTTAATATCTGGTTGTGGCTTAAGCATATATGTTTATATATATTATATGCGTTCATTACCTTATCAGCATCATAAGACACATCAGTCAGATTGATGTATAATAATAATCTATTTGGCTTTATGATAGTATCGTGTATCGTGTTAATAATATCCAGCCATATCACTGGCGGAATATTACTCTCGTCAATACCTGCGTCGATGCAGTAATTTGTGATCAGATCTTTGACTACAGTCTTGAGATTATCCGGAGTTATAGCCATGCACAAATCATCGTTAGATCGTAACTCTTGTTCTTTCTTTCTCCTTGCCATGTTCTACACCTCCACACCTAAAAAAATAACGCTCACAAATAGATCTTGATACTGATCCATCTGTGAGCGTGTTACACTTCTTTCTTGCCGTCCTTGCTCTCTCCTCCTATCCTTTGCAGCTGTTTACTCCCTCGCACGGCATCTGGGACAACTTGCCAGTAATCACACTGGCGGGATTCGGTTCTGTTGTTTATATATATAATACACAACAAAAGAGAAAAATACAAGTGCAATTCTTGAAGTTTTTGAGATATCGCAATGCGTGGAACATCGTGGGAATTTGGACTTTGATTTTGCGACTTTTTCTGGGCATAATATGAGACAATCGAAGATTGTTGAATATTATGTCTCTTTTTAATTCTAAATCTAAATCTAAACCTTAATCTTAATCTAAATCTATATCTATATCTGCGGAAACATTTTGGAAACAATTTGTATACATTTTGGAAACATTGTACCCACAAGCACAAAAAAGACAGCCCCGGAAGAGCTGCCTAATCTGTTTTTACTTTTCTTCTTTCGGCTTGAATTCTTCTGATCCGCTTTCGATGTAGAGCAAGAAATCATTGATTTTCTTTTCTTCCCATCCGGCTGATCTAAGACCTTCGATCAGTCTTGCTATTTCTGTCATTGTCATATCTTCCATGCTTTCTCCTTTCTCCAGTTCTCACTGGTGACTTGTAAGCTGTGTTCCTTACAAGTATTATTATATATTTATTTGTGCCTAATGTCAATACATATATATAGAAATATTTGTGCTTAATTTGTTTTAGCTTTCTTTCTTTCTATTTTATCCAATTCCTTTACAACTACTTCTTTTATAAATGCGTTACAGCTTTTCCCAGTAAGCTCTTTTATGCGTTCCTTTGTCCCCAACGGCAATTGACAATTTACACGGTCGACAGTCTTCATAAAATCCGCAACTGCTTTTCTTCTCTGTTCTTTCTGTTTCTCTGTATATTCTGGCATCGTTTCAACCTCCTGATCTCTTTTCTCTATTATATTATATATGTGCTTAATTTTCAATAATTATTTGTGCCTAATTAAAAATGCACAATTTGATATTATTATTTGTGCCTAATATTGTGTATTATGTCAATTGTATTTGTGCCTAATATAGCGTATTATATAACCATAGCAAACAACAAAACAAAAAGCCGATCGGAACAACTACCAACTAAACCCGATCGGCACCAATCAAAAGAAAGGTAGCTCCATTATATCAGGAGCAAAGGAAAAAGACAATGAAGAACATTAAAATTGAAAACGGAAAACTTTATAGCAGTCGGATGCCACTCTGTGAGGGCATTGACGTTTTCGAAATCGTTGAAAAGATTCCGAAAAATTACTTTGTTTGGAATATCGGCGAGAACATGGGAACAGATGAATATATCCCACTTGCTGAAGATCTTCATCCGGAAGATAAAGACAACTACGAAATCAACCGTCACACGCTCAAAGCCATCAAATTAAATGTTGAAGAAGTCAAACTACTGAGACGCGCATCGGCTGTTGGAATCAATAGCAAAGCGACAGCAGAGAAAGCATTGAGAAACAAACGCCACGGATATATGAGCGACAGAAAAAAAGCCGAAGCAAAAAATGCTATTGATGTTTTCAAAAGGATTTCAGAGTAAGAAAACAGCGGAAACCGGGGAGTAATCCCCGGAGTTTTTAGACAGATCAGGAGGAATAGACATGATAGAAATTGATATGTGGTACGAAGACACGAAAGAACAGGCTACCGGCTTAGATATTTATTTTAACGATCTTGGATGTTTCTACTCTGGAAATATTTATATTTTCGGTAAAATTGTCGGCGATTATTTCGCCGATAGCATTCAAGAAATCACAGAAGCATTTCCACATTTAGCCGAGAAAATAGATCAGTGTTTAAATTAGGGAGGACACAACCATGATAAAAGAATATACATTAACCCCGGAAGAATCCGCAAGAATTGAAAAGCTTGAGCAGCTCACGCCGGAAGAACTGAAAGACTATCATAAATTTTTATTATCTCTTCCAGAAGCAGAGAACCAAAAAGAAGCACGCGCAAACGATGCAGCTATTGACGCATATTTGGGTGTAACGCAGATCACGCACGGAAAAGAAATGGCTAAGAGATATTTAAAAAGAAAAGTAAAGAAGCTGATCCGGTTTTCTGTCCGGTTGCTGACAATTTACTTGATATATGCTTTATGCTATGCGGTAGCATACCAATTATAAATTTTACAGCTTGGAGAAATCCGGGCTGTATTTTTTATGTAAATTATTGTCAAAATAAAAAAGCTGTGTTATTCTGTTAATAACTACAAACATTTTGTAGGAAATCGCGCCACCTGTGCAAACGTGTATTTGACGTTTTTAGGCTTCCAGACATATTATTCGATAACTTGTGCCTTAATAGATTGAAAGCCGTTATACGGTCAAATACACGCGCAACAGGTATATAACAACCACATACAGAGACATAAAAAATATGCTCAAGAAGTTGTCTAACTGAACGTCTTCCCGGACATATTTTTTGTTTGCAAAAAAATTGCATATTTTGTTTTGGGGTGTGAAATTTTTTTAGAAGGGCAGTAGTGACTAGAAAAACCCCCTTAAAACGCGCGACTTTTTCGGATTTTTGAAAAAAATTTATTTATTTTTCTTCCCTTTTACACCTCGTCTTCAAAGTTTGCCTTGGCAATCGTGGCACGTCTGGCAGATTCTTTTTCTTCGTCAATCGGAACATCTTCGCCATTCGCTTTTTTCCTGATTTTTTCCACGTATTTTTTGTACCACTCTTCCTCTTCTTTCTTGCTTGCTTCTTCTTTCTCTTTCTTCTTTCTGGCAGTTTCTTCTTTCATGATCCTGTTGTTTTCCGATTTCTCGTTAAGCATTTCCTGAAGCTGTTGAATGGTCATTTTCTTTTCTTTCACATTGGTTTCCGGCACTGATTCAGCGGAAATAATTTCCTGTTTCTCAGATGTTTCAGAGCCATTTTCCAGAGATTTGAACATCATTGCTACAGCTTCGTTAACAAAAGCGTTATATGTATAGCCGTATGATGTTATTTTTTCCTTTGTTCCCTTTGGCAAAACAATACGGAATACCTCTCGTTCCTTTTCATACTTACGAACAGCTTTAATTTGAGAATCCAATGTCTTTTTCATAGCATCATTTCCTTTCTGAATATAACTCATGTTATATAACTACCATTATATAACGGAAGTTAGATTATTACAAGTATAACTTCCGTTATAATATGATTGCATGAAAAGCCTTGATTTTGCAGTTGTTTTATGTTTTTTTCGCATAATTGTATTTATATAACTTCTGTTATATAACTTCTGTTATATAAATACAGTTATATAATTTATTTGTCCATTTTGTAGCTATAAGTAAAGTCAAGGATTTCCTGTGCACGCTCTCCCATATCTGGAAAAAAATCAAGCAAATCAACGTCTTTTTCAAGCTTATTTCCCGTCTGTTCCTCATATATTTCCTTTGCTGTCAAAGTATCAAAGAAATTATTCAAGTATTCAAACAGAAAAACCAGAAATTCTTCCACGGAGCAATACATTTTAATAGCGCATGGTTTTATCTTCCAAAGGTTCTTCCGATACCAGTTTTTCGCCGTTGGTGCTGGACAATTCGCCACATTTGGCACTTTTTCCTTTGTTTCAAGGCGTTTTCCAGTGATTTCATGCTCCATTTCGTGAAATCTGTTGATATATCTGGCAGTAAAGACCGTTCCTTTTCTTCCAGTACACTTGTGCGCAATGAACTCGCAGCCTTTCTTGGTGATGTTATAGCATGGTTTCTTCCGGTTTGATTGATCAATATAGCTACTTTCTGTCCAAAATTCGCATAAATCAATCATTTTCGGTTCAGTAGGCTCAAAATTGAGCTGATTGGATTCAACCCTTTCTGAGATGGAGGAAAAATTTCCTTCATCTAAATCATTGTGACATGAGGTCACGTTATTTTTGACGGCATCTGAAGAATAATTAGTATCTTCGATATATCTGCTATATCTTCTGATGCTTTTCAGCAAGTCGCAATGTTCTTTTTCCATCATATTAGCAACTTCCATAGAAGTCAGAGTCGCATTGAGCATTTGCATATTATTCTTCATATCCATGTCCTCCTTTAAGATCAACGGAAAACTCAATAATCCAGTACTTGATAAATGATTCCAGGTACGCAAGTGCTCTATCACTATCGATTCTGTCTATCATTTGATGCAATTTTTGTCTGCTATCCATAGCTTTGTTCATAATAAAAACTCCTTTTCAAAAAATGTTCTTGAAAGAAGTTTCCTAATGCATTATAATATTTGCGAGAGAAAACTTCTTTCTGTATTAGAGATTCACTATTACTTTGGTCGGTAGGTGTGAATCTCTATTTTTTTATTTCAGACTTTAATTTATGAATCCCTCTCCTTATCCCCTCTGTCTTCGGAATTTCTTCTTGCTTGCAATATTCATCAAGAATTCCCTTTGTTTCATCGTCTAATCTTACGTGAATAGGGTTTGATTTTGGGTTCTCAATTTTTGGTCTTCCTATTTTTGGACTCATATCTTCACCTCACTTTTTGTAGCCCTATAATTAAAATAATATATGTAGCCCGAAAAGTCAATACCAAATTACTCATTTTCCTCATTATATTGAATTGTACCCACAAACAAACAGGGCAAAGCTGTTGCAATCTGCCCCGTTTGCACATTATCTCTCGTTCTTGCCTGCCAGATATCCAAGCTTAAGTGCATAAATAAGTGCTTTTGTCTTGCCGAGTGTAGCAAAATCAGCCACGGTCAGCAAAGAAAAGAACTCTTTTGAGAACTTCTCACTTATTTCTCTGCTTGACAGCCCTTTTGTTTTGTTATCCAGTTCATTCATTACCTCTGTTAATTCATCTTTTGTTATCGTTTTCATTACATATTCTCCTGTTTATATATTGCTCTTGTAAGAAGCATCAACAAATGATATGATAGTTTTGTCAGAAGTTGATGCTTCTGTAGTTTCTTAGAGTAATCGTTTAGGTTTGCAAGCTCACAACGGTTACTCTATTTTTGTTTTTCATTTAGAATAGACTGATATACCAAATCTATTCCTTTTCTGACAACATCTGTTTTCGACATTCCTGTCTTTTCGACGCAGTAATTTAACTTTTCGATATAGCTGTCAGAAAACCGAAAACTTTCCCTGTTTGCTTTTTTGTCGGTTGTGGGTCTTCCAGTTCTCGGTGACATCTTAAAACCTCCTTTCTTTTTTGTTATGACAAAAGTATAATATTTGTTATGACAAAAGTCAATAGTTTTTTATGAATTTTAATAAAAAAGAACTACCTAAAATAATATGGCAGTTCTTTTTACATTAGTAAGCTATTTAATTTTTCAGGTCTTCCGCCTTTTGGGTTTCCCGATTTAAAATCGGAAAACTCGATTTCTCCAAATTCTTTAATGTCAGCCAAGTATACATCAAAATCGGCAAATTAACTTACTATTGAAATATATAAAAATATATAGTAAAATATGGTTAAATCACTTATTGAAAGGGGCAAAAAGGAATGAAAGTTTGGAAATTAGTATCTGGTATATTGTCAATCGTGCTGTTTTTGATTGTATCTTTTCAGTCATGTGCAGCCGGAATCAGCAACACATTATCAGATAATGGAGAAGTTGGAGGTTCAGCGGGAGTATTAGTTGCGATCTTCTTATTGGCAGGCGGAATTGTTTCAATTGCTACAAGGAACTCAAAAGGAAAAGGCGGAAATATTGCTCTTATCATACTGTTTGGATTAGCAACAATCATTGGTCTTGCATTAGCTGGAAGCTACTTAGATCTTAAAATTTGGGCAGCTTGGTGTGCAATAAATGTTGTACTTGCTATTATTGCATTAGTAAAAACTCCAAAAAATAAATAACACCACAAAAATAAGCGGCCTACGTAGGTCGCTTATTTTTGGTGGTTATGCAGCTTTCATATCAAATAAATTGAGTATAAATTTTCTTCCAAGCTGAGTTATTCTTCTGTGGTAAATAACACGTCCGTTATCGAGAACGTCTTGCTTTATTTCTTCGTATCCGCAATTGCTATAATCAGAATACATAACCCATGTTCCGTTTACTTTGTATTGTATCTTTTTATCAGAAAGAATTTTGTTCAATTCAACAGCACTCTTCAGACCAATTTCTTTTGCAATTTCAGTCATTGTGTAGGTCTTGTTAACATGCATCAAAATAGAATTGGTACGTTCTGCTTCTACTCTTGCTGACCGTTCTTCTTTTAATCTGGTTAGAAGCTCGATCCCGAAATCCGGATTATTTAAAATATTATCAATCACGTTATCTGTTGCGTAGATTCCGTTCTTTTGGATACATGGGAGAACTTCGGATGTTACCCAATGTTTGAATCTCTTTGCTGATTCCAACTTGCTTCCGAAGATTAAAGCGTACAAACCAGATTCGTTGATGATATACATCTGTCTGTTCTGACCTGAGTCGGCAAAACACCGAGTCAGCTTGTCTTCGTCTGCAACGTGTTTTTTTAGTGCATCTGATGTATCCTTATACCCAAGCGATACAGCTACATCCTTTCCAGCAAACCACGGTTTGTTATCAATTATTACTGTTCTTATTTCACCGAATTCTTCATTGTTAAATACTGTAAGTTTTGTCTGTTCCATTTTTTTGTACTCCTTTTCTAAAAAACGTTTGTTTTTCCGAAAAGATGTGGTATGATAAACATATCAATATCCTTTCGGAATTGGTTGCATTAAGAGTTGTTCACTTTGGTCGGTTGGCAACTCTTATTTTTTTGTCAGAAATAGCAGAGCCTAACTTAATAGACTCTGCTCCGTTCAATTAGTAACCAGTCGCTTCACTGGTCGTTATTCCGTTCTATTTTATCCAGCACATTCACTGGAGTATTTTGTCTTTACAAACAAGATACCAATAAATATATAAAAAAGTCAATGTCAAAAACTAAAATCCTTTTGAGTAAAAACAGAGCCTATATTTCAAGACTCTGTTTTCGTACCGCCTTTTGCTGGAGACAATGAAGTGTACTTATCTTCTGGACAATTATTATTATATCAGAAGAAGTGGACATGCGTAATGGTAGAATTTTAAAAATTATGCATAAATCTCGTTTCCCGTAAGATTACTCAAAATAAAATCTGCCATATCAAAAATATCACGCCCGTAAGTAGCTAGAAAGTCAGCAACTTGTTCTTCTACTTCTATCGGCATATATATGTTGTTCATAAAGCACCAAACATGGCATAATTCATGAGAAATTACCTTATCAAGGAATCTCCCGTGTAACAAATTGGAAAGATATACTGTTCTGGTAAGATTGTCAGTAACCCCAACACTTAGAGAGCCATCACTACGCCTTAAAAGATTACTTCCTGGTGTTACAAACTCTACATGCCACTCCACACCGTTTAGTTCAAAAATCATAAGTGCTGCACAAGAGTCTGTAGTTTTGCTTTCAACATTGTTTTTTCTTCCGGTGTAGAATCGGAGATCATTTCCGTAACATCATCGGAAAGTTCTCTCATATAGGTTTCAAGATCTCTCATTTTGTGCTGTTTGTTCTCCGGTGTGTCGCTAGAGTACATCTGTTTTGACTCCATATAGGTTTTTCTGCTCATTCCGCTCTTTCCCTCTCTGGAATCTCTCATACCGGAATCACCGCCGTAATAATTCCTATCAGTTTTTCTTTCACGTCCTGTTTTTCTAGGATATGAATACATGCGATCCATGTCAATGTCCATATCTCTGTACATTTCAGGAGTCATATGCCAGTAAGGAGTCTCGTCGAATCCTCTACGCATACCTCTTCCTTTTGGGGCAAATCTTCCAGAAGAATAGCGCCATTCATCATAGTACCGTCTTCCTTCATCATCTCCATATTCTTCCTTAAAACGCTTCAAAAGATACTTTTCTTCTTCCTTATCGTCCTCTTCGGCTTCTTCCATTGCTTTTGCGATTCTGGCGTGATATTCAGCGTCAGCAAGGTCTTTAATCATATCTACGACCTCACCAATCGGATATGACCCAACGCACGTCTGATCGCTTTCGATGGCTTCTTTTGTACACTCAGTAAGGCTTTCTATCATTTCATGAATTCTCTTGATATGCATACAATTCACCTCCTACGCTTCACGTGTGACAACAAGATTTGCATTTGCTACATTGATTGCCTGTCACTGATTGCTTTCATGTGCACGCTGTCACGGTAACATCCAACGCCTGCTCCCAGAATCGCCTGTGGCAGATTGCTGCACACATTCAGGCAGAACTTGCACCAGATCTCTTCCTGAATATACTCTGTGGAGCGGAAATGAATCCCGGTATCTGCAAATAACTCTTCCACTGCTTTCACCCGCTCGCTGTCGAACGGCGCGAACGGTTCTCCGAAAATGATTCCAAGTGTGGTCGG